CCCAATTCACTCGCCTCAACAAACTCCATGTTTTCCCAATGTAAACAATGTCCATTTCATCATCCTTAGTACCAAACAACTCATTGCATGGTTCCAAAGCACACTTCGGGTCCACTACCAATTTCTCAATAGTGTCTGATCCCACACCATATGACAAAGAATTAGCAACAACTGGTGTAACTCTAATGTTAGCGCCTATATTATCAGGTTTTGAAAGCCCGACAGTACGTAACATACGAGTCACACCAGACGCCGCATCCGTAGCTGTTTCCACTATCTCAGTCATTGGTGCAACCAATCCCTCAATTGTGTCTGAAACCACACCCATCTGAGCATACAAAGGCACTGATAGAGCAGGTTCATCCAACCAGCCATATATTGAAACAGATACAGGAGTTGTAACAGTCTGACCAGAAGTCAGCTTGTTTAATACATACACCTTTACCTGTCCCAACGCCTGACCAGCTACCTGAATCGCATCTACACTAGAACCAGAATATGAATTCAATGGATAGTATAAGAACGGTGAAATGAATGGAATCACAAACTCCACTGTTTGGTTAGTAGCTGGATCAACTATCAAACTAGGAAAGCAAAGTAAAGAAGCCATAGATTTCTCATTCAAAGATTGCACACTACACATAGAAGCACCAGGTGCCCAAACTACAAGCAATCGTCCAGCATGAAAACGTGTCGCATTCAAAACCATTCTGATTTTATAGTTAGACCTCACAAACTTGAAATATTTCATTTTACTTGTTTTAAATTTAGAATTCTGAATTGCAGTAGGAATATCTACAGTAGCAAGCAAAGCATCATCCAAATCAGTTTCAAGCCATTCAAACGTCTTAATCAGTCCAGGACGAGACAACATAGATTCAACATCTTGAGTACCTTTTGCTCCATCTCCCTTCTCAGACCAACTCTTGACATACTCGTCAAAAGATTGCTGATGAGGAGTCACATTTATTACATCAGCTTTAACAGAATCTGCAAACTGAGTAGTATTCACTTTCTCCACAACAATTTTATCATTTATTTCAGCCATTAGTCACATTGAAGCCTGTTGTAGTTTGCATACCGTAGATTAACCCAGGCTCTCTCTACAGCAGTTTGACTATAATACAAGTGTACACGTCACGCACACAGGTTAGTATCACCTCTCATACTACACGAGTTTTCATACAGCCTATTAGACTGACAAACATACAAAATACTTACACTCTATATCTGACATTCCACACACGCAGTTGTTCAGCATACGACAATGCCATATGCTTAATCCCTACGATACTCAAAGCAACATCAAATTTATTGCGCCAATAATTGTACACTTGCACTCCATGAAAATGCAATTCATACAAAGCATCATCCACATTCAAGCACACTTGTTCCACTGGGTCATTACCTGTTCTCACCCAATTCACCATCTCCACAATGTCATCAACATCACGAAGCGGTACATGCACACCATGCTTCTCAGACCACTGCCACCTTCTCTGCAAGAAAGTCACATTTCCTTGATCTTCATATATCCCCATGACAGCATTCTTCTGTGCCGGAGTCATCTTCATCCCAATCTTGGCCATTTCTTCTGCAAGAGATAGCTGATTGAACCAAGAGACCTTTGGATGCACAGTTGCTATATTGTCATCTCCATATGAGCATAATGAAACACAACGCTTCATTTGCTCAGGACTCGCCATCAACGGATCCTCTCGTCGCGCCACTTGCGTAAAGCAATAGCGGTAGAGTACAGAAACCAATATAGAATTGAGAATTGCCGTCATAGGCTCTCCGGAAGGGTGTGTTCTGCTCATCTGCCAAACATCATTATATATAATATAACGAGGCTCAGCAACACAAGCAAACAATGCTTCCATCTTGTATGAACACTCAAGACCCAAAATTTCGTACACTTGCCTCACGACTGAAAACACAGACCACATCATTTGACTTGATATAGTCTTG